TAGTTTCCTGAAGTTTACGAGCTATTTGTCGTCTATATTCTAACATAGATGCTAGATGATTGTCTGTGAATTGCCCTTGAATCTGTCGTTCATACATTAAATTCCTAAAGCTCTCTATGTCTCTATATTGCATTAGGACATCCATGTCTCTAGCATAGTATTGCATTGTATTCTCTGAGTAGATATCATTAACTGAATGAACTTGGCCTTCTTGGAAGAACTCTACTCCATACAATCGTAGGATAGACTTATGACTATACTCATTGGAAAACCAAAGTGTCATATCTATTGGTGGAATTTGATCTGCTATAGGAGAGGTATATCTATCTGATTGGTTTCTTGGTTCGTTCTTAAGTTCTGAAATAATAGTATATAGAGGATGGCGGTCGAATACAACAAATACCATTGATCCAGCTATAGTTCTTGGTCCACCAGTATAACCTTTGGGATATGATCTACCCAGAGTTCTTACTGGGGCCTTTTCTCTCATAACAGAATATGAGAATGTCTCTACGCTACCTAATACAATAAGATGACCATTAACGTCTGCAATTGGGACGCAATCAGAACCACTGTACGAAGAGTTGGACTCAATAAATTTGTCTCTTACAGGATCTTCGTCTATGTATTTACGAGGCCCACCTCGTAAGGTGTCAAGTCCTTGCCTTGCTAAATCAGGATCACCCCGAGTAATTCCTTTGGTCAGATCTGAAAGACCTGTCCTATCTCCAATGGCGTCTCCTACTTCTTTGAAGAAATTTCTAAAGTCTGCCATAATGTATTAGATACAATTAGCCCTATGTCTGGGAGACATAAGGCTATTGTATTCCTTATCCTTCGATGTTGACTAGATCTTCTGCCTGTTTTACAGCAGTTAGTCTTTTGAGTCTTGAAAGAATGTCAGTCTCAGTAATATTGAAACTTGTACCATCCTTAGATCCTCTACCAACCTGAAGTGGTCTCCAACCAACAATCGCTCTTGCTACAAAGGTCATCTGAGTTTCTGTGACGATATCGTCAATAGATACACCAGAACCTTCGTTAATAAGCTCAACTCCAAGAATATGCATAACTGAAACGTTACCATACTCATTCATTGAAGTTAGAGTGATTGTAAATGGAGGAACCTGGTCAGAGTAGTTAGGCTTTGCGAGCTCAATACCCAATGCTGTTAGGTCATTAAATGACGTGCCAATTAGCTTACTACGTCCGCCAGCTGGAATGTCTGTTTGTTTCTTCCAGTACCAATAGCGTTGCTTATCCTGGTCAGCTCCTGTAGCGAATGCTCCTTCCATAATGTCATACATAGCGTGACGGTCAAAGTTAGTAAAGATGAGTGATCCAGCGTGACCACGCTTACCTCTACCAAACGATACAGCGTCTACACTTCCCATGACATAGATAGGTGCCTTTTCACGAGTAGTACTAAATGAAATACCGTTAAGGTTTCCAAGTAGAACACCATCAAGAGTAGCCACAATATCACAACCAGAAGAAGAATTATAGGTTTGCTTAATTCCTTCATTTATTTGTTCGATACTGTCGAGTGGTGCCGAGTTGGCCATGGCTTACCTCCAAATTAAATAAGGTAGCGGGGCCGAAGCCCCGTCCAACCCTTTATGCTGTCGTAGGTAGATTCTTACGAAGCTTAACTGTAGTCCTAATCTTCTTGATAGTGAAGACAGGAACTAATATTAGATCAACCTCGATTACTCCAAGTACCTGCTGTGAAGGAGTTGAAGTTAGTGAGAAGTCAAATGCTCTTAGGCCATCCATAGTGGTTAGCGCATTAGAGATTAACTGCTCGAGAGATGATCTTACTTCTACACTATTAGGTCTACCGATAAATTCATTTGCAACTTTCTTAACTCTATCAGCTGCTTGCTTAGTGATGCTGAATGTGCTCCAGTTCACAAAGTCTGAGCCGTATGGTGCTGCAGTAACATCTTCCACGATTACAGGAACACGTCCTGGTCTTGGCTTCATTGTTACATAGCGCATAGAGTTCATTGCTTCATATTGAGCAATTGATAGATCGAAACGAATGTTCTGTATTCCTCTTATTCCCTTATTTGTAGGTGAAATATCGTACGGTAGACTTGCTAGTACACCTGCGTATGCTGCCTGTCCATTAGCTGTATAAGGCTGACCTCTTCCAATATTTAGGAAGATAGGTTCAAAGGCTGCAACTGACATGAACTTGTTCTGAATCAAGCTCATAATATTAGATGCTCTTGTTGGATCAGTATAATCTGTCTCCACAAGCTTCTTAACCCATTTGTCCTTATTAGTCTGGGTCACTTCATCCATTGGTGTAACACCAAGGATTGCGTGAGGCTGTAACGAGTTAATTGAGAGATCTTCTAAGAAGTCCTCAAGTTGGTTTGCAAATCCTACTGCTACAGTTTCCTTTAGTCCTGTGATAGGATTAAATTGTTCTGCAGTAGCATCGATAAATGCCCCCATAGGAACATAAAGTTCACCATCATAGTTTCTTAGTCTTTCATATGCCTTGGTGAGCTCATCATATCTCTGCTTAGCATTCAACACGTTTCCATTGGATCCACCATGCATTGCCTTTGCAGCAGAAGTAATATTTGGCCAATTAGGCATATATGTATATTTGAATCGTAGATAAGAAAGCTGAGTATCTGATAGCTTACCGCCACCAGGTCCAGGAAGAAGTCCTGATACCGCAAACGATATTGTAGTATCATTCGCATCAGCGATGCTAACTGTTGATCCAGGTTCATATGTGAAGCGTACACCATAGTTTACAATCATGTCATAGTCAGGTGATTTGTTAAACAAGATCTCCTGTCCACGAACAAAGTAAGTAGAAAGTGACGCAGATCCAGCATCCTCAAGCTCAGGTAGAGTTTCTACTTCACCAAGGGTGCCCTTAACTGTATTAGCACTTACTCTTATGTATACACCATCCTTGATATTACCACTTGCATTTACAAGATGACGCATTACACCTGAAATTGATCCTGGTGTTAGGCCACTACCAAGTGTGAAATATGCATATCCATTTGAAGAATCAAATCTGTTCATGAATACACCAGAGTTCTCACTATAAGGAAGCTTCTGCCAGAAACCATTAATGTCAGAATCTGTTGATACATAGACACTAATTTTACCAGATGGCCTTAGCTCATACTGATTAGGTGTTCCAAGACCAATTATCTTAGTTTCAATTCCCTGACAGGTTGCCTCAGTCCAACCGATACCACTTGCATCAGTGTAGTCAGCATAGGTAGTTCCTGCAAGGCCTACAATATATCCAGAAGCGATACCGCTTCCTTCTGCTTCTTCGCTGTCATCAAGACAGATTGGAACTTCAACTCTGAACTCATTAGAGTTACCAGAAATACCACCAGATTCTGTTGGTGATCCTGCTCCATTTCCAGCATCCATAAACTCATAAGAGAGATTATAGATGTATTCAGAGACAACATTACCCGAAGGACTATGCATGTATTGATTGTCGCTATCATAATCCTTCATCGCTTGAATAGTGTCCCAAGTCGATTGTCTCTTACCATCAAGTGGTGAGAATTTAAGGTTAGTACTTACACTACCTTTATTTTCAAGATTTTCCCATTCAGAAATAGTAACAGCTTCAACGGTTTCTAGTTCAACAAGATTATTTGCTGAACTGACTCCTGTCCCTTCTGGATTTTGAATCAAGAAGCCACTTTCTGTTACATAATTATTCTGAAGTATATCTTGAAGAGTAATAGTTACCTTCGTTGTCTGGTTATTTACACCAGTAGAAGTTCCACTGATTGCGACTTCATAATCTGCCTCAAGAGGCTGATAAGAAGCAACAACGATAGAGTTTAGATTTCTATCATTATTAATTGCATCTACCAATTCGGTGATGTTATGTACATCAACGTTTGGATTATTTGGATGTTCTGTGTCAACTGAAAAAGTAGAAATTAGTCCAGTCTTTGGATTATAGATCGCTACATTCCTGTCGTCATTATAACCAATTGTTACTTGATTATAAATTGCACCAGGATAGCGAGACTCCAGCTTCTTCAATCTCTAAAATAGACTTTTTTCCGTTTCCAATTCTGACACCAACTACAGTAGGAAAACCTGTCTGAACATCCCAACACTCAAATATACCTCTTACAAGGTCTCCAGCACCATTACGGCCCCAAACAAATTCTGAGTCCTCAGGCTTCTGTATCTGAATAGGTTCATACATAGGACCGTCTTCAGCTGTACCAAGAACAACAATCTTTCTGTTCCTAACCGCTGGTGGTGGAGTGACATTTAAGCCGAAATCCTGGATAAAAGTACTGGTAGATGGAATAGTTCTTTCTCTAGCCATTATTTATCCTCCAATTATATTATTGATGCCACTTGTTGAGAATTCTTTCATATAAGTTGGTATCAATTATATGATCATTAAGATTGTCTGAGACGCTCTTAAGATCATTTACACTGATTTTCAAATCTATACGATTGATCGGAGAGAGTTTTTCAACTCTAACTCTTTCTGTTCTAACGTAGTATAGGACAGACCTTACATGGTAGCCGTTCTTCATTTGGACCATGGTATCATCTCTAACCCTTCGATTAAAGTTCATTTCCACAATCCCCGCTTCTCTAAACATACCACGATAATCGTCCATATACGTTTCGAACCATTCCGTCAACTCCTCCACCTCGTAGTTTGATCTAGCCCATATATTATATTGAACTAGATTATCAAATGCTTGCGCATACATTTTAACATAACCTAGAAGCCCACCGTAACCCTCAATTGGAGAAGAGACAGAGTCGGTGATCCATCTCTTTGCTGTATCACTAAATAGTGCTACATACTCTCTGGACCGTGGTTTAATTTCTTGTGTACCCCTGAATGGAGTACCACTCATCGTGCCAGGTTCTTTCCTGACAACTCCCCAAGTAATTGCTTTAGGCACAACTGCAGGTGATGCTTCATAGTTAGGATTACTAGTAGGTAGTAAAAAGTCAGGAAAGTCAGGAGCAAAGAAAATACCACTGCTATTATAAGATGGAGATCCTTTATATGTTTCAGTAGGATTTCCAAGTGGACGAATTATTTCCATTGATTTACTCATTAATGTACTCATTTCTAATATAGTAGAGACCTCACCAACAGAACGTAATCTCTGATATTTAGGATCAAATCCTACTATCTTGATATCAGGTCTATTACGAGTATTCTCAAGTATAATGAAGTTAAAATCAGGCGCATCCTTGACTGTAATGATATTACTTGCCGCCATATTAGTATCCTATCTCATCATATTCTGCTACAGCTGCCCAATACTGGACATTTCCGTTTTCTAATCTATAAGGATGTAGTCTCCTAATCACATACTTCTCGCAGAAATCTAAATTAGCTGGATCTGGTACATTTGTATGATCCGCTAATGTAAGTTCAAATATGTGATAACCTAATTTAATAGGAACATCCCATTCAAAATAGTAAACATAATTATCACTAATTGTAATACCAGCTTTTATTGCATCTAGCTGATCTGATCGTCTTGATACTGGTACACGTCTAGTTCGTAAAAGTGTATCACTATATTCATATCCTGGACCACCAACGCTTTCATGTGTTCTCTTATTGTAATTGCTACTCGGTTTTGATCTATCATAAGCGCGAAGAACGACCCAATGACCCATTGGCTTCTTTCCTAATCCACCATAAAGAATTCTGTTCATCTCGATTCGCAGATCTATACCGTCAGCTTCTCCTAAGCCGCCATACAATGATTGGTTAAGCCATGTGTCAACACTTGTTGTATCAAAGCCTGAATTAGTCCAAGTAAATGCCATTATAATAGTCCTCTCAACCTAAGATTCCTACGATAATCATAGAATCCTCTCCAATCCCTAGCCTTATACCATGGGCCGTGAGGATCTGCTACACTAAAGTCGACTGGTCGAATAACTCTATTATGTTCTGGTTCCAGCACAGGATGATTATAACCTTTACTTTGATCATACCATCCACGTACAGCATAGTTAATACCAACGGCCTTCATGCCGCGTAGCATCTCCATCCAGCAATCATATAATTGTTTTTTTCTACCAGGATCAATGGCTTGATTAGCCGCACTAGGACCACCATATCTAATGGTCATATCTCCTAATGTCTTAAGCTGAGATGAAGCTCCGCCTGGACCAGCATTTGTAAGTTCTATCAATGCTAGTATATCATAGGCTGTCTTACATTCGACATAGCGCCTCATTACCCATGGTACATTTTCCCATGAGCAACCCCAGTGTGCATAGTTATATCTCTTACCTTCTAATGAGCTAATAATTTCTACTGCATCCTGTGAATTCTTCAATATCATTCTATAAATTGTATCGTCAATTATATTATCTGCTATTGGTCCTGTCTCTATTCTTATCCTACCAACTGTAGTAAAGATTGGACAATATGTTCCTGTGAACCAGAATTCATAATCTGATCCAAGCTGATAATAACCGCTATTGAGAGGGTTGTAGCCTGATATGTTACTATCTAACGTAACAGTATACTGTGTGTTATAGGCTAAACCGTTAACGGGAGTAATATATAGAACATTTCCACTTGTAGTTAATGTAAAATCCATTATGCCAACACGTCCCTTTCAGTAATAGTAACATACCCAGACAAATCACTAAGCGGTGTATCTACTTGCAAGTTAAAGATAACTACAATAGGATCCACTCCACTAGATGCGCCCAATCCGCTAGGAACATTTGGCTCCTGATGCTGAGGAGATGTTTCTGTTACTGAGAAGGTTGTAATACCTGAAGAGGCAGGAATATATACGCCACTAATTACACCAGTAACAGTAGGAACTCCACTTGCTGGTAGTGAACCACTAGGAATACCAACAGGCATATTACCTGACAATATATCAGTACCAGTAGTAAACTCCCAAGAATAAGTTGATTCTAGCTGTTCATTGTCAGAAGAAATTACGCTATTAGGAGCTTTGTGAAGATATACTTGATACTTAGTATTAGCGGTGAAATTTATTAGTGGTTGAAATACAGCATAGACTGCTTGTCCAGACGTGTTATACTCAATGCCGAGCTCTCCTGGTACAGTTGTATAGGTATTTTTCTCATGTACTGAGAAATGACTATAATCCAATGATTGAGGGTTAATTGCCTTATTAAATTGAGCTTTGACGTGGATATTTCTATAAACATCCACGTCGTTTATATTAGGATAGTGGTCTATAACTCGTAATGCCATAGTATTTAATCTTCATTAATTCTAATCGCAGACATTGAGGGACCAAATTCTTTAAGCTTTGCGCGAATAAGGTCAAGTACCTCTAGCCTTGGCCTTGACAGAGAATTATAGCCATTCTGCTCATAATGGAACATATCTATTAGATTATTCTTAACTGTCTCAGTCTTTGGTGAAGAATTCACCCATTCACGTAATTGTACAAAGTTTGAGCGCTGTAGACGTTTGAACATTTCTTTATTCTTTCCTACAAACACCATTTCACCCTGCTTATTAGGAGCAAAATCTTTCTTATTAGTTTCATCCTTCTGCTGAACTGATGGATTCTTTGGATCTGCCTCAACTAAGATTTTATGCTTATATGCAATAATAATTCTAGATAATTTATCTGAATCAATCTCAGTTGTATCAATATACCACGGCAATTCCTCATTCTTAATATATCCATACTCAACGAAGTTATTATTGTTAAATTTATCTTTGGGTATTGCTTCGTCGGATTCATCTTTTCCACGACCCACAAAAACATCAGTTGTAGCAAATAGTCTTACACCTGATGCATTGTCTCCTTCAGTATCAAACCACATTGATCCCTTTGCTAGTTTTAAATAACGTGGGAGTTTGAAGCTTGAACCTTTACTTGAGCTACTAGCAGAGTTACCAGTAGTTGATTTTCTTCCAGCCATATCTTCCTCCTAATTGACTAAATTCTAGAAAAAAGGGAGAGAGTGAATAATATCACTCACTCCCTATATTTAACATTTCCTATCTACTAAGAGATTAGATAGCAGTTAGACCGCTAATTGCACCGCTTAGATTGATGTTAGATAGAGTCTGTTGGTTAACGTTCTCGAAGTTGTAGTTACGTGCGATAGCAACGTTACGTGCAACAGCGATTCCCTTACCCTGCTCAAGAATTGCAAATCCGTACTCTTCACGCATCTTGATATTTTCAATATCTCTTTCAGGATCTGTCCAACGATCTGTCGTTGGTTCCATAGCCTGACCGATAACTCCGCAGTTATCAGAATCAATCATTACTACGTTACTCTGAGAGCCAGCATCGATACGTTCGTATCCATAGTTACCATACTTAAATGGTACGTAGTGGGTTACAATAACCTCTAGTGGAGCAGGTAGGTAACTTGGTGCAATGTTGAAAGTTGCGCCAAGAGGATTCAATGTCTGAACCCAAGGACTTGCTCCCTTAATAGTATCTCCTGAAGTCTGACGATTTCCAGTTGCAGTAGTCCTTAGACCATAACCACCATGAGAAGTACCCCAAGCCATTTGTGCGTTACCATTAGGTGCGCGACGGCTAGTGATAGTTGCGCCGTTAAGAACAACTTCTCTCATTTCGGTGTCACACATAAAGGTCTTCCATGCAAGTGGGTGCATCATTAAGACGTCTGGCGAGAAACCACGATTTAGTAGATATGCGTACATATCGAATACATCGTTAGCTGTCATTGAACCATTGGCTGTTCCAGTAATGTCACGGCCAGTAGTTACGCCCATGTAGCTGTTTGTTGGATTAACGTTATCGAATACATCGTATCCCATCTCATTGATCAACTTAGCAGCCTGACGCTCCTTATGGCGAGCCAATGCCTTACCTGCTGCACGTAGCCAAACATTAACTACGTCCCAAAGGTTATCTCTTAGAACTTCTTCAGTGAGGCTGATCTTAAGACCGTGCTTGTCGGTCATTAATGCAACCATGTCACCACCGTCGAGGTCCAGTGTCTTTTCAGGGTATTCTCCACCCTGTCCTACACGTCCCGCTTCCATTGCACCAAGTGCGCCAATCTGAATCCTTGATCCTCTTTCAATTGTGATCCTCTGGAATAGACGATCTACGACGAAGAGATTAGGCTCGATTGCTTCTCTAACAACCGTTTCCACGGTCTGAGGAACGAAGCGCATTAAGTCTTCGCGGGTCACAAGGTCATTAAGTTCGAACTTGTGATAATTGTTGTCCTTATCGAAAATACGGCCACGGTTCTGAAACGCATCATATACATTATAGAACTGGTTACGCTTTTTTTCATCACTACCGTAATTTTCATAAGCAACTTCATCTCTAATATTCATAAAAGCCATATTATTAATCTCCTTATGATACAAGTAGCTGAATTCTTACCAGCCCGAATGTGCCATTTCGAATGGCATTATAAACTGCTTCGACCGTAGGAGCGGAACCACCACCAATTCGAAGACATTCATATGCGAAGTCGAATAGGAACTTAGGGATACCAGCGGTTTGTGTACCAGGCATTCCACTACGTGGGTATGTCTGAACGTCCTCTAGTCCTGCCTTAGGGAACCTATTATCAATTTCTAGGATCTTACCAACAGTCTGGTTTGTGCAGAATCTATTCATGTAGCTGTCTAGGCTAATGTCAGAAGGTGCTGCACCCGATGCTGCAACTGCGCTGATAGTTGATGTACCCTGGAGCTTGTAGTTACCGATTAGATCGGAAGTAACGTACATTCCAGCAGTAAATGTATCAACGTCGCCATCAACTGTGAGGTATGTGAACTTGTCGTTAACATCCTTCCAGAGAAGCTGTTGAGCATAGTTATGGTTCTGGAATCTTGGCCAGTAACCAGAAGTAGCAAGAGTATTTGCTTTCTTAATGTATGGGACTTCTACGAACCAGTCAGTTAGTACGTGTCCACCATCGTAATGCATCTTGTAGTTCATCCACTTACCGCGAATGTCCTGATACCAGTCGTGATAAACCACGCCGATAGGAGCATTAGCTGGAAGTACAAACGCACCTGATGCAACTGCGTATCCACCCGAAGCTGTAATTGTTTCTGCACTTACGTCATCAGCTGTATAGAAACCTGAGCTGATTGTACCACCGTTACAAGGAACGAGAAGAGAAGTGATGTTCATGTCATAACCAAAGTAGTCGCTATCGATCTGGGCTCTGATAAGAGTGCTGCTGAGTTCAGGAGCAGCCTTACCAACGTTAATGTATCCGCTTGAAGATGGATACACAATACCACTGGTTGGTGTGCTGTCTGCTGCACCAACTGCTGATACGATACGACCCTTAGGAATAACTACATAATCCTCTGTCGCTACGTCCTGCATTGCTACAGGAAGATACTTGTAAGGAGCATAGTAAGCAGCAGGCCTAATACCGTCAGACTGTTCAAATCGCCAGCTGCGAATATCAGACATTGCATACTTCGAAGGTCTGGTTCTAATGTCATAAGTCGGTGCTCTATGTAAATCTAGAGGAACTCCGAAATTACCTATAGCCATTATATAACCTCCACTTGTCTATTGTCCTGTGAAAAGACTGCCCAAGGGTCATTTGTCTTTTCTTCAGTATTATTCTGATCGTTTTTATCAGAATTTTCATGAGTTGTTGGGTCTTCAACTTTGTGTTCTGATTCTACAGAAGTAGAATTATTTTCTACCTGATCAAGATACTTGTTGACCTCGTCTTCCCTCTCTACTAGTATAGTAGAAAGTTCTTTGTTCTTGTCCTCGAGGTCTTTGATTTTAGCTGCATTAGCCTCTACATTAGTATTATAGTCTTCTTGTAGCTTCTTATATGCACCTACCAGTTCATCTTTCTTCATTTTTTCTGGCTCAACTGTTTGATCCGTTTCAGTCTCTTCAGTTGAATCATTGTTTTCGGGAAGTTCATCAAAATTAGGATCAGTGGTGAATAACTTATCTACCGCTTCGATCTCCTCAGGAGTCCAAGCTTCATTAAGCCCTTCTATGGCATCAACTCCATCGATATATTCGACTGAGTCAGCTGCTAGGAAGTCCTCATTTACTGATACCTCAAATCTCTTTGCTCTTCTCTTTAGACCGCCAATAATCTTTCTTTTAGCGCTTTCTGATAACTCTGCCGTTGCTATTTTAGCTAGGCCATTGCGTATATGTGCTGCATCATGAGCAGGAAACTTTCTAATTTTCTGACCATCAGTAGATACAACATAACAGAATGCACTATCTGGAAGATTCGTTCTGGCCTTACATGTAAGTTTATTAACATTCATATAAGAGTCCTCCAATTGCAATTCAATTAAGATATTTTCTCGGTTGTCCAAGAAATCTTTATAAGGAATCCATCCTGTACCTAGGTCCACTGCATCTATGCTAGCATATTCATCAGCTGGCTCATTTACAAATGAACTTTCAATATAATTGATTTGATCAATTATCCAGTGGATTCTTTTACCGTTATCGTTCATTGTGCCTTTTTTATGTTCGCAAAGGCCATCCTGAATAATATTCTGGCCACACTCACTACAGAGTACTCTTGAACTTCTAGATCCAACAGATACAGTAGAATATCTACCATCTAGAACTTTCTCAATCGCACTACTATCAGTTATCTTCGCAGTTAACTCGACGTAGTCAGGTGGCTCATCAACAGCATCAGAATTTACGATTCTAAAATCTACGATTCTACCAATAGGATCTCTGGTCTTATCGTGACCAACTAACTTCGGCTTTTGATAAGGAGAAACCCAAGACTTAGCCCCATTGGTAACTGCGTCCGTAGTATAGTAGACACTATTCTTATTAACAAAGTTAAAATGTGTCGCTTTCATTCGGACGTTTATTTCATTTGGAATATTATATTTCCTGAAATTCATAAAAGCTCTTTTCGTCAATACTGCAGCTACAGCCATACCTGAAAGGAGGTATTTTCAAATAGGATAAGTCATTTGATGATATATTGATTGATGTATGTCTTGAACAACTTCCTGCGTCTACTAGTATAGTCTTATAGCCAAGTGATTTATATAGTAACACCTTAGCAAAGTTGTCCACCTTAACTTCTTGTGTATCTAAGAAGTCCTTAATCTCATCTACAAATAGTCCTACTTTGATATCATCATTGATCTGAGATATATGCCTACCAACTTTATCGGTAAGGATTATCCTTACATCATTAATATAATCGTCCAATGCTGACCTATCAATTTCATCTACGGGAAGATGGTAGAAGTCTTTAATTTCAGTAAGCTTATGACTAATCAGCTTTCTTAGCTTAGGTCCAACTAATCCCATGATCTTGTTAGCAGCTTTGTCTTTATTAATAGTACTCTGATAACCATCTGACAGAAGAAGATTATGTAGAGAATCAGTTAATTCTCCATATATCTCTTGAATAGAATCTCTCTTAATCTTTGGTCTGCTAGAAGAAGTGCCATGTTGATTAGACGGCATATTAGCACTGGTCGTTGCTCTCATCTTCTTGTTAGTACTAGAGGTAGTCTTTGATGCTGCACTATTTGCTCTAACTTTAGCTGCTTGAGCACTAATCTTAGCAATGTCTTTCTGATTTTCTCCTTCAGCTTCAATCTTTGGAATTTCTACTAGGCGTAGGAAAGTATCTGCGTCTTGAACTGCTCTTTCATAGTCCATTTCTAATCTAGCTTCTGTTCTAGATATCATATTATTCTGCCACTTCTGGAGAATCATATTTTCTTTCTTAATCTGCTGTTCTAGATCTATTTCAGGGAAGTTGAACTCAACAAATGTATCTGAAGGATTTAATCCACCATCAAGAAGAAGTTCTCTAAATAGTTCAAGCTCAATCTTGTTCTTAATAATTTGCTGATATCTCTTTGTGATAGTCTGCATAGAGGCATCTAATACTTCAGATGTATTTCTATTTGATGTATTACCTTGAATAGCAATTCTACCATTCCTCATAGTTATAAATAAATGATTAGGCACATTATAACAATAGACTTTACCAATATAATCTACTTCTTCTACATGGTCAGGGGTAAGAATTCTATAGTCTTTATCTGAATCAGTAATAGATATTCTATGAACAGGCAAAGAGGATCCAGGATATGAACCAATATAAGATCCAAGTGCCTTTGTTTGATATCCAGCAGTTAATGCCAGGTGCATAAAATCGTCTCTAAGCTTATCTGACGAGGTATAATATATTCCAGTATTATCTTTTCCCCATGACCCATCACCGTTCATCATAGTTTGAACAAGAACCTTAGCTTTGTCTGTAGTTACTAATCTAAATCGATCAGACAAGAATTTATTTGCGCTACCATGACCAAAGTTATCAAGCATAAAATAATACATTTCTTTACCATATATCCTAAAATCTATGACACTAGTCTTTTTATTTAATCGTTCTGAATAAGAAAGATCCAATCTATCTAAAATATTCCTAATTTCTGCTGCTTTAGGTTCTTTCTGAGATATTATTGTTCTGTACCTACCTTTAGATGCATTATAGATATCAAGACAACCTTCAGACACATACCAGCCAGCTAAATACATTAGATCAATTTCGCTTATATTTTTACTATCTAAACAGACCGTATTATTTATTAAAGATTCAGAACACTCCTCAATTTTATCTATAAAACAGAATTCTGGATATTTTCCATCTAATAACTCGTGTGCAAATACTTTTTTACGTTCACCTGAATGCCTAATCATTATCCACATTTCATGGTTAGGAGTAACTTTGATATCTACATGTTTTCCAGTAAAATGTATCATCTTTCCAGTATAATCTCGTATATGCTCTAGATTAGGAATATGATATTCTAGTCCTTTGGTTTCTGGATTATATGTAGCAATCTTATCAACATCTTTATCTATCTCTGTATATCTTTTCCATCCAGATTCTGTAAGAGTTAGTGTGTCTTCATCGTAACATTCCACTTCTCCCATTGCAATAGGAGATACACCAAGACCAGAATAGATTCGTCTCTTAAAGTGATTAACAAAGGCTAATATGTCTACAGGGGTATTATTATTGGTAGGTACAGTAATATCATGATGACCAGGAACAACTAACATTCCATAGCTAGGCATATTATTTACTGTGGCTGACACGCTCTCTATCTCATTTACTGCAGGAGGCTGATCCTTTGTTCCAACCTTATATAGATATAAAGGTATAGAATATTGGAATCCTAAAATCTCAACTTCTTCCTCAAGCTTCCTAAGCGCCCTAACGTCATCGAGTACAGGAACAATAGAAGACATCCCTGTTAGAGTTCCAGGAATCTTATTATATGTAATATGAATAACATCTCTTTCATCCCAATAACGAACTCGTCCTTTAACATTCTGTCTATAGTTACTAACATGCCCTTCCTTATTTATTCCAACAGACATAGTAGTGGCATCTGCTACAAATAGACCAACTATAGGATTATGATTCTTTCCATAAAGGCGATACTGATTACCATATCTGCTCTTTGCGTTAGATCTAACTTTAATTAAGAAGCAGTTGCCATACGTTACTAACTGGCGCCCGATATTGTTCATAGTTTCATAGAAACTAATACCAGTACCTTGTTGAATTTCCTTCATCCTCCTATTAATATGACGTAGCAATCTATCATTCTTACTAGTTATTTCATATCCATTCTTAAGAATTTGCTCTACGAATATATTAACAGAACGTTGAAGAAGGCCGTCTAGCTGAACAGCATTGGCAATAGTAGGAAGGTCATATTCAGGAGCATAGAAAGCAATATTATTAAGTATTCTATAGTTCCTTACAATTTGTCTTGGCTTCATACTATGGAATTTTTCAGTAGGATCTTCTACGTCTCTCTTATCTATAATAGAGCCATTAGCAAGAACTACTTCGCTATCTTCTAATTTACCAAACGCGCTGGCCAGTGTTTTTAAGCTTTTCTGTATAATATTCATTATCCAAGATTCCTATTTCTTACTCTTAAGGCCCACTTCACTATTTCTTCAGGAGAAGGAGAATTA